AAGCCTCAAATCACAACTGGTCTTGATGCTCTCGGCCGCGGCAACGACAAAGCCAAGTTGATTGAGTTTATTCAGACTCTTGCTGGCACGATGGGTCCAGAAGTAATGGCTAAGTTTGTCAACAGTCGCGAACTTATTACTCGACTTGCAGCTGCTGACGGTCTTGATACCTACAAATTGATTAAGTCGGAAGAAGACTTGATGGCAGAGGAACAACAACAGGCTATGATGATGCAGCAACAAATGGCACAGCAAGATCCTAACAATGATCCTGCGAAACAAGCCGCACTTGTCAAAGCCGAAAATGACTCAATCCGAACCGAGCAAGAAGCCGCTGCCGGCTAAAGCTGTTACTCCTAAACCTGAAGTTGTGGAGGAAGTAATTAAAGAAGAACCTCCTGCACCTAAAAGTGAGCTTGATGAATTGATCGAACGCTTGAAGGTTGAAAAGCCTACGGTGTATGAGCAATATCGCAAAGCACTGCGTCAACGTCGTCCCGCTTGGATCTATCCTGATCTCACCGTTCGTATTGGTTAAACATGGAAGTCGTCGCAGACAACGTGCTCAGTCAAGAGACTGGGCCGTATAACGAAAAGGATCTCGAAGTTCTTGGTCAAGAGCAACAAGAAGCTCAAGAGCAACAAGACGAAGATCTTATTGGCGGTAAATTTAAAAGCGCTGATGATCTTCTTAAGGCTTACCAAGAACTTGAAAAGAAACTTGGTAGTGGTCAAACCGAAGAAACAGAGGAATCTGAATCTGAGGTTGAGGATCAAGAGCCTGTTGTTCTGTCTCAAGAAGAAGAGACAACGATTCTTGAAAGCATTGGCGGTCAAGACACCTTTAACGCCGTTCAAGCTTGGGCAAAGGAAAACCTTGACCAGGCTGAACTTGATGCTTACAACCGCGAAGTAAATAGCGGTGACTACTACCGCGCTCGTAACGCGCTTCAATCTCTTAGTTACGCCTACCGAGAAAACGAAGGATCAGAGCCTCAGCTTCTTGGCGGTAAAATTTCTGCAAACGCTACGGACGTGTTCCGTTCTACTGCAGAAGTTATGCAAGCCATGAATGATCCTCGCTACCTAAAAGACTCTGCATACACTAATGATGTGCAGGAAAAACTTGTACGTAGCGAAGTTCTTGGACCAAAGGGTTAGTATAAGAGTACGCGCAAGTAATAATTGTTGCCGCTGAGGCGATAACAACGAGGACGACGAGCGCACGTAAACACTTTACCAACTAGCTACGATGCCTGATTTTGCATCTCTTAGCCGGCTAGGTAGTATTAACGGCGCACAATTTAACGCCAACTCCGCAGCCGGTAACTACGAGCGTGAAAACGCTAATTTCCTGAAAATTTTTAGTGGTGAGGTTCTCACTACGTTCGAGCGTGAGACGGTCTTCAAAGACCTGACCATGAAGCGTTCGATTCAATCTGGCCGCTCGGCTAGCTTCCCCATTACGGGTCGTTTCTCCAGCCGCTACCATCGCCCTGGCGATTGGATTACTGGCCAAGGTAACAAAGGAATGATCGGTGAAAAGATCATCACCATTGACGATCTTCTGATTGCCGACGCTTCGATCTATGACCTCGACGAGGCCAAACTGCATTGGGACGTGAGGAGCATCTACAGCCAAGAATTGGGCCGCGCTCTGGCTCGTGCATACGACCAGCGCCTTGCTCGTACTCTGCTGTCTGCTTCTGAGTCTGACGGTCGTGTTAACGACTGGGATGAGAAGACTTTCCAAACTGCAGGCGGTACTGTTTCTTCTGTTGCTACTAACGGCACTGTTACCCTCAGCGAAAACTTTGCAACCGCTGAACTAGGTAGCTTTGCAGTTGGCACCACCATTTACGGTGAAGACTCCGGTGCTTACGGCATCATCACCACTGCTCCTACTAACGGCGCTGCTACCTTTGTCATCAACCCTGTTGGTGCTATCGGTACTGGCTCTAACGCCACCTTCACTGTTGGTGAGCGTCTGTTTGTTATCGGCACTATGCCTGGTGGTACTTCTCTCACCGGTATTGACCTGAACGGTGCTGCTAACCGCAACGCCCGTGGTGATCTGATTATCGACAACCTGTACAATGCTTGCCAGGTTCTCGACGAAAAAGATGCCCCTAAAGAGGGACGTGTTTGCGTTCTTTCGCCAGGCGCCTATTATGACGTGCTCGCTTCTGATCGCGCTATCAGTGTTGACTTCAATGGCAACGATGGCCGTAACGGCAGCTTCGCTGAAAACCGCGTCGCTTCTGCTGCTGGCTTCAAGCTGATCACCTCCAACCACCTGGGCGTTAACAGCTACACCAACGGTCAAACCTACTCTGGTCTGGCTAACCAAGCTGCTACTACCCGTGGTGAGCGTCCTAACTACGTCAACGGCCGCGACGGTTCTGACGGTCGTGTTCAGGATGGCTACAACGACTACTGGCAAGATGAGCAGGGTAACACCTCCTCCATCGCTAACGCCTTCGGTCTGTGCTTCACCAAGGAAGCTGTCGGTACTGTGTCTCTGAAGGACGTGTCCATGCAGATGACTGGTTCTGAGTACAAAGCCATGACTCAGAGCACCATGATGGTTGCCTCTTACGCTGTGGGCCACGGTGTCCTGCGTCCTGAGTGCTGCGTCAGCCTGCTGCACGACGGCAATCCCTATTGATAAAATTTATTTGTCAATAACCAATACAATGGGGGAAGCAGTAATTTGTTTCCCCCTTTTTTTGTTGGCATAATGACTACAAGCAAACTTTCAGCAGTCAACACGCTGCTATCAATTATTGGTGAGGCTCCAGTCAACTCTCTCACCGCTCCTTTGACTGGAGATGCAAGCTTGGCGGAGCGGACACTTGATGAAGTAAGCCGTGAAGTCCAAGGCGCAGGTTGGTCTTGGAACACAATGCTTTATGACACAATTCCTCTGGACGCTAGTACAGGCCAATCCCAACTTCCCAGCAACACCCTGGCAGTACGATTTAACCCGATTTCTTATCCGTCACAACGGTTTGTTCTTCGGGGGCTTAGGCTTTTTGATCGCGTTAAAAATAGCTTTGATTTGAGAGGCAGCCTTGGTGTCTCTATTACTGGCGGAAACAGTGACCTTGTAGCAGAGATTGTTGAAGAACTGGATTGGGACAGTGTTCCAGAAACAGGTCGTCGCTACATTATGATCCGCGCTGGTCGGATGTTTGCAAACCGTGCTGTTACTTCTGCGTCTATTGAAACCTACACTTCAGAAGACGAAGCACGAGCCTTGCAAATTTTGAAGCGCACAGAAGATATGGCACAAAATTATAACTACATTAGTGGTCCCGATGATCTATATGGCGGTCGCGTTATGACTACTTTTGGTCCTGATATTCTTTCTCGCTAATGTCTAGAGAACTTTATAGCCAAGTTATTGGCCCACTTAACAAAGGCGTGAACCAACAGGCTGACAGTTTTGTGCTGCCAGGCTTTGCAAAAGTTCTTGAAAACGCCAACTGTGACCTTGTTGAAGGTCTTAAAAAACGATTAGGTTCTGTGCCTCTACGGCAAATTGATAACCTCACACAAAACGCTGGAGGCCAATCTCTTACTGCTCCACTCAAGTGGAATGAAGCTTGGGTGTTTGTTTACAACCGCAGTACAGACGAACGGTTTGTGTTGATGGTTGTTGATGACAGCCGTACTATTACTAGAACTGGTAACACTACAAACAACTCAAACGTTGTAGCCAGCCTCAGTAGTGCTACTGATGTTTTTGTAGGAGCTACTGTTACTGGTACTGGTATCCCAGCTAATACAACAATCTCTAGTATTAGTGGTACAACCATTACGTTAAGTAATAACGCAACAGCATCAAACACAGGCACAACTCTAACTATCACGTCTTCGCTGACGTTTGTTACTGGTGTTTCTAACGTTGAACCAATCACTGGTACAATTCCGTCAGTGTTGCCTGTAGAGCAAACCTTTGCAAACGTTACTACTGCAAACTTAAATTACTTGCGTGGCTCTGGTAGAGCAAAAGATCGACTGCGTGCTACTTCTTTTCAAGACTTTGTATTTATTACAAACATTCAGCAAACTATTGCTTTTGACGCTGCTGAAACTCTGACTCGTTTTAACATTTCAGAAATTAGTAATGAGTTCCGTCCGACTAGAGCGCAGGTAAATGTCAAGCTAGTTGACTACGACAGTATTTATACAGTCCGTGTAACGCTTGATAACGGCACTGTAATTATTGGTAACCACCTAACGCCTTCTCTTACTGACAATAGCGGCGACACAAACTTTGTTAGTACAGAAACTATTGCTCAAAGGTTAATTAGTAACGAAGAGGAGATTCAAGGTACTACATCAAGCGGTAGCCCAACAATTACTAGTGTTAGTTCTGCTGATATTGCACACGTACATGAAGGTGAGCTAGTTACAGGTACAGGTATCCCAGCAAACACTTTTGTTGGTACTGTTGGTGATACTAGTTTTGGCCTTGTTAATGCAGCTGGAGCAGCAGTCAACGCAACTGCAAACGGTAGCACTACTCTG